AAAAGCGTAACCGTATATGCTAGAGCCATTTAGAATCAAACTCCAATTGCGATATATGTTCCTGCATCACCAGAAGTGGTTACTAATGTTACTGTTCCGGTAGCGTTAGTCAATGGTAATGTTTCATTTACTACTGCTGCTGCTGCTTCTGTTCCTGAGCCTGTATGAGAAATTACAAATGTTTGGACTGTTGTTAGTCCTGTTACGATTTCTCCACCTGTAACTCCCGCAGAGTCCCATGTTCCAAAAACAATCTTTGTTCGTCCTTCTAATGTTTGTGCGTTTTGTACTGTATAACTAAAAGCCATATTTCATCATCTCCTTATTTATCTCCATAAACCTCAAAGAAGGTTTGTAATCTTCCCCTGCCCTTTGAAGTAAGAGCAACCAACTTCAGCAATTGTTCGGTATAGAGCCTTGTTTCCTAGAAGTCCGACACCAAATGGGTTTCCGTTAGCAATACCGTCCTCAAAGTATTGAGTTGGCTTCATAACAGATAACCATAGATGGTCGGTATCTAAGAATAACATATCGCTAATACAATCAGAATTAACACCTGTTGATGGCATAGCCGCAACAGGAATCAAAGGAATGTCGTAATAGGTTGAAACTCTAAATCCGACTTCTTGACCCTTTACACCCCTAACTCCATTAACAGTTGGAACAATTTCCTTTCTATCCATGAAGCGTTCTTGAGCCTGTAACAAATCAGATAGAGTCTGAAGAGTATCATATCCTGTTAGAATAACCTTTGGTGAACCACCAGCAACTCTCAAATCTCTAATCATGTTATTTAGAACAGTTAGAGTCAATTGGCGAGCATCTGCACTTGCGTATGTTGCGCCAAAAGATACTTGAGAATCAAGGAATGAGTCGTTATCACGGTCTGAACCGTAAATGTGACTTACTGCTGCTGTTGTAGCGGAACCCAAAAGATTTGCAGTTGCCATAGCATCTAATTCATCTTCAGAGCAAATAACCTTGTATAGAGAAGTATAGTTTCTTTCAATATTTGCTACGGTTGTAGTTGCTACTGCTGAACCAGCATCATAATTCTCTAATGGCATTACCAGCATAGCGTTTTGAACCTCTGCGTGGTGCTTACCCATATCTTCACGCAATTGCGCTCTAATATCGCCAATACCGTCATCAATTTGTGCCATTTCCATAGCCAATTCGCTGAAATCAAATTGATGAGCAACGATTTTTGGACTTGTATATAGCGTAGTATATGTTGGTGCAATTGGGCCAAGACCGTCAGCCGCAGAAGTTAATGCCGCATTTTCCGGTACACCACCAATTAGGTCTGCTCTAAGTGTTGAATCTCCTAATTTAGCCAAATCAGTGTTACCTGTAACTCCGATACTTAGGGAATTACCGCTACCACCGGCAGGTCTATCCGAAAGGACTCTCCAACCGCTTGAAGTATATGGTCGCTTTGAAATAACTGATAGAGCGTTACATTCTCTATTTAGCATAGACCAAACCTTTTGCCCGTATATTTGAGCATAAAGATTACCATTAATACCGGTTGTTACAGTATGGTTTGTTCCATCATGTGTGTCATGTCCTACATGAATACCGCTAATTCCGCCAGCAGCCTTCAATAATTGATTATTGATGCCTGTATGTCCGGTCATTCCGTATGTTTGTGCTTCTAAATCTGCAATAGTGTTAATATATCCTACCATCTTAAATCACCTCAAAAGTGTCCTCCGGCCATTTTATGAATGTCCGACCAATTCATTTCAGCCAATTCATCCATTGTTGGGAGTTTCATTTGTGCCTCTTCTTGAGCCTTTAGGATTGTTTCCTTTTCAGCCGTCAAAGACTTTCTTAGTGCAGTAAATTCTTCCTTTAGAGAAGCAATTTCGCTTTGTGCATCATATTCAGCCTTAGCGATTAGGTTCTCTCTTGTGGAAGTTTCAGCCGCAAAGCGTACTTCAAACTGCTTTTGGAGATTGTCGTATGCTAACTTTTCAAGTTGTTCTTGACGGAAAGCCTCATAAGCCTTCTCAATGTTACCAACGGACAAATCAAGAGTTTCTAGTTCATTATTGTCAAAAGCCTTTACAACAGGCAAATCGCTTGCTTTTGGCTTTCCATTCTCAATAACGATTCTATTTGCAGGTTCTCCGATTTCGACACCTGCACCATCTAATGTTGGAACATAGGCTTTGTTGGATTCATCCATGTATTCACCCTTTTCTTCGGCCATCATGCTTTCTTCTTCATCATCCATGTACTCGCCGCCCATTTTTTCTTCCATCATAGACTCTTTATCCATTTTTTCGTCCATTTCTTCTTCCTTACGCAAAGTATTAACCTCTGCCATAAGTGCGTCTAATTCTTCTAGTGCTTTTTCTATTTTACTCATAGTATCACCTTTTTTCTTTTTGTCTTGTTTTAGAATATCAAACCTTGCTTCAGGGTTAATTCCTTTTTCACAGATAGTTACCTCATGTAGTTCTAGTTTGCTTATCTCATTAAATTCGCCTAATTCTGGATTACTTTTCTTTACCTTTTGTAATGCCTGTCCTCCAATGCTAAACGACCTTAATGAACCTTTTCTGATGCCTCGATTTATTTCTTTGGCTTTTTCTATATCATCTCTTAACTTAATTACAACAAAGAATCCAACATCATCAACTTCTGTTTTCCATAATTTCCCTGTTTTATCTCTATATGATTCAACTACTTCTCCAACTTGAACATTTGAATGATTTGTCATTACATTTCTAAACTTGGGGTTCTCCATATATTTCTTTACTGCTTCATTAAGAGCCTTGAGAGTGATTAAATCATTTTGTTTATCAACGATTTCAATGCTTGCATATCCTCCAATCATTAAATTATCGCTTTTTAGAATCCTGAAATCATGGGAGTTATTTGTCATCACCGCAGAAGTCATTCTTCCTCACCCCTTCTAACATTAGTTTGGTATATAAAGGACACCTAATTTTCTCTTGGAATAGGCGTCTTGCTGTACTTGTCCTCGTAAATGTTCCATTTTCCGGTATCGCTCTCGGTATCAGCAGGTTCCTGTTTGTAGCCCGTCCATGCTAACCACATTGGCGTATTATCAACAGGAATTAATCTAATATGCAATTTAGTTTCAAACTTATTGCCTTCTAGGAAATATTCATGGTAGCCGTCTTTTTGCACACCAAGTTCAATATTACCAGAATCAATAACTTTTCCTCTTTCAATGTTCTTTGATACTTCAGCAGGGTATTTACCAGCCGCACCGAACAAATCAAACAACTCTTCTTCATCTTCTATATCAATAGTCCAATTCAGTATTTCTTTTCCTAATTGTATAGATAAGTGAATATTATTATCTTCTCTGTTATATACTTTGAATTTACCTGTTCTGTATTCTTTAGGAGTCTTATATGCTTTTAACATAGCATATTTATCTGAAAATTGTGAACCCATCATACATTGATTGTATTCATCAATCATCTTTTGTTCTTCATCAGATATAGGAATACCAAGTTCTTCCGCATTTTGTATTATATAAACTTCTATAAGATAATCACAATCTTCATCATTTATGAACTCTTCAATATCTTTTATTTCTTCTTCTAATGTTTCTGCATATTCTAACTGTGGATTCTCTTTTTTTCTATCTTCAGCAAAGTTTTTCCAAGAACCAAAATCGGCAAGCCTCGCTTCATAGTATTCTCTTTCCTGTTCAATGAGTTTTTCTTTGAATATCTCACAACAATCTCCCTCCATCGAAGAATCAACATCAATTGTGACTATTTTTTCTCTTTCCTCTCTTTCTTCTTTTTGAGAATCTAACTTCATTTGTCTTTGAGGATTTAATACCAATTGTCTTTTGTAAACAAATGATTTTCTAATCTCTTCTGTTTCTGCTAATTTAACATCAGGTGCGGCATGTAATTTATTGCCTATCATTTTAATATGTTCTCTTTCTTGCGCCCAAGAACCTAACTTCTTTTCTTTTGATTCTAAGACATCTTCATATGTTTCCGGCATTACTTTCTTCAAATGCTGATGAACTTCTTTTACTGTTCTATCTCCCCTTTCTTGTAAGAAATTAACAATAGCAACAGTTAATTCACCCTGTTTTGTTTTCATTATTTCTTCAGCCTGTGCTTTCCACATATCAATATCTGCTAAAGCATTCTTAGACATTAAATTATTCTCTTCAAAACCATAGATAACAAAACCGCTTGTATCATATTTAATAATCGCAGTAGTTTCTCCATGAATATGGTCTGTAACCTTTACTCCTTTTTTGAAGGCTTCAACATTGTAATTCAAAGACTTCTTGGTATCTTGAGATAATAACTCAAGTGTGACTAATTTATCAGGATGCTCGACTTCAGGTATTTCAATAACTTTAGCGGAGAATAAACTATATCCTTCTCCTTTCTTCTTGACTTCATCAACTTTTACTCTAATAATATCGCCAATGTCCACAGCAACCTTTGTATTCAATGCTTTTCCAACATTTAGATACTTTCTTTTATCTATTTCAACTAGGCCATTCATTTCTTCAAGAATAGGGCCAACACCGACAGTATAAGAATAAAGATTACTCTTTGTCTTTTTCTTGTCTAATACAATAACATCTAAGTCCACAAACTTTTTCATCTTAATCCATTTAGGATTCTTTTTAGTACCAAGATAATAAGTTGATGTAGCGTCTTTAATCACTACTCCTTCAGAAGTCGGCATTTCCATAATAGCCTTAGCATATTCTTCTAAGTCTTTTAGATTATCAGCCTGTCTTGTATCTTTCTTTGATGGGAAATTCAAATATTCAGATGATTTAGCCGCATAATTATTAAAGAGAATAGTCATTCTGTTTTCTAATTCTTCATCAAGTAATGTCTGAGATTCATGTCGCATAATGTCAAAGACATGACACTTCAACTTAGCATCCTTGTATTTACCTTTGAAAACATGAGCAATTGTATCAGCACGATGCAAAGGCTCATCATCATCAAATAGAATTAATTCAGCATCAAAGATACAGTTACCGTACTCTTTCTTTCTAAGTTCTTTAACTATTTCTTTACATTTACTTGTGATGTCTTTTTCATTGTATGAAAATACTTTGATATTATTGTCTATTTTTTGTAATTGTATTCTCATACCATCATACTTTTCTTGTATATACCAATTACCGCTAAATCCTTTCAATTCATTAATATCATCTATTTCAAAGATACGATACATTGGTTTGTTTGGAATAATGAAATCACTAACAGATTTTTCCTTTTCAGACTTAGTTTCAGACTTTTGCATGTTAATATCTTTTAGGTCTTTCCATTCTTCCTTTTCATGTTGTGAGAAATAAATTAACTCTAACATATCAAGGGCAGCCTTTACTTTCTTTTCGACCTTCTTTGAGTCTTTTCCATCCCCGTAATGCTCAATAATATACAGGGCTATATCGTCCACCTCTAGGTCAAGTCCCATAAGACCCTCCGTAATTGTGTCCGGTTCCATGTCTTTAATGCTCAAAATGTCAGGAGATAGGGCTTTATTATCCTCCCTCATAGCATAATGCACAAATTTAAGCATCGTTTCAGGATTATCTAATAATTCTTCAAGAACACTCCCTTTGAACATTTCAGCAAAGGGGTCGGCTATAATCTTAGAAGTATATCTAACCAACTTTATTTTTTCAAATAGATTCTTGGCTTTAGATGAATTAGGGTCTTTTACTTCTTTATCAGTAATTTCTTCTTCTCTGAGAAAGTTTTTCAACTCTTTACCTGCGGCATCTAACTCATCAAATGACTCTTCTATCAATTCAACTGCTTTACGCCAGCGACCCGAATACTCATCGGGGTCATGTATTGCTGAAAGATAGGCAACTCTTGTTTTTTCAAAAAGACGCATCAGTTCCACGGAGGGCTGTTTGTCTTTTTCAATAGAGCCTAGTTTCAATAATACCACCTCAATTAGCGGTATTGTCTTTTACTTCCAAGCAAAGGTTGTGTTTTCTTAGGCGGGAATGGGCCTAGTTTTTGACCTAATCTAGTCAATCTTCTTAGCATAGACTGATACTTCTGCTCAAAATCCTTTTGACTCATTTGCCCACTTCTAAGCATTTCTTCTAGTCTATCCAAATCCTTTCTTGTATCTTCTAAATCAGCCGCAGCCATTTCTGCTCTTTCTCGATTAAGAACAGGATTGTCCATCATTTCATCATATTCTTTTAGAATAGATTTCATAATTGATATTCCTTTCTTAAATGAAGTTTCTTCACCTGCAAAGCCATGCTCATTTGCTGGCCCTTTATTTGCTTCAAACTTGGTTGTATCTTTTTCAGCCTTTGGTCGCTTTAATTTAACGACTTCGGACTTATCATCCACAGGGCTTCTATTATTATCATTTAACGATAAGTGAAGTAATTCCTTTACTTCTCTTGCTTTTGCGATAACCATACTAACTAATCTTTCTTCTCTTGTTACTCTTTCAGGCATTTTAATTGCCTCCTGCTTGTTCAACCATTTTGTGAATATCAGACCATTCCATCTTTGCTATATCTGATGTGGTATTGCCGACTATTCCTGATATGTCGGGGGTTGGAGTATTAGCAACAACAAAACCAGACTTCATTAATAGATTGTCTTTGTTATATACTGCTTTCTCAAGACTCTCCACCTTTTCAGTTAGAGCCTTGATTATTACTAATAATTCTTCGTTAATTGATTTTTCTTCTGCCATCATATCATCTCATTTTACTTGCTAAAACAAATGGTGGATTACCTTTGAATACAGTTACCTTTTCTTTAGTGTTTGGATTAAAAACATAACCTATTGCCATTAAAGCAGTTGTCGGTGCATCTGCATCATTTACCACTTCAAATCTTTTTGTCCACATTGGGAGTTCTTTTAATATATCTTGCCATGTCATAGAAACTCACTGTCCAATTTTTCTTTTTCTCTTTTATATTCTTCTTCAGAAATTTTCATGTTTAGTAAATCATCAAGAAGTTTTCCTAACTTTTGTTTGTACTCATCTTCTTTTAGAATGGTTTTCCAAGACATAAACATTACTCCTTTTTACCTTTAGGATAAATCAAATCTCTTAATTGGCGATAGAGCAATTCATACTCTTTACGAAGTTTCGTAGCGGTTGCCACTATATCAATATTCCTTTCGTCCATTGATTTCATTTTCTTGTTTAACTTCTTATCTGATTTCATTAGGTCTAATTGCCTAAGAACAGATATTAGTTCACCTAATTTAGTAAAGTCTTGTCCAAAAAATTCAGTTGGTTCTGCTGCTTGTAAAGTCTTTTTAAGTTTCTTTCTTGCTTTAGCATCCATTGAATCTAAAATCTCTTTGGGAGAATCTTTTTTCTCTTCTTTGAGAATAAAATCTTCTCCATCTCCATAAAAGTCCCAAGTCATATTAATCCCTCAAGGTGTGTATTCTCCATAGTCGTAATCATCTTCGCCTTCTTTGATTCTTTCTTCATAAGCGTCCATATCAAACTCTTCTGCTCTTGGAGTATCTTTAATCCTGCCTTCTTCATCTCTTTCAAACTTAGGAACTTTTATTTTCCCTGTTCGGGTAGCATGCGTTGAATCTCTTCCAGACATTTCTCTTGCTTCATCATCCTTTTCTTTTTGTTCATCAAGCAAAACCTTTAGAAGATTATCTAATTCATTCATGTGATTATCTATTTTTTCGACATTTTCATCGAACTTACCTCTAAGTTTTTCAAGACTATCTATTTCTGTATAACTAATATCGCTGACGCCTTCAAAACCAATACCGGAGGCATCTATTCTTAGAGTTTCATTATCTTGTAAAGACCATTGACTGAATGCCTGTTCTATGGTATCATCTAATTCTTCACTTTGTTTTGTTATTTTCTTAGAAATGCGCTTTAGGTTAATTAAAGGAACTAACATATCCGAGAATACTGCTTTAATTTCTCCAGATATTTTACCGCCTAAATCTTCATACATTCTTTCCACTTTACCCATCGCTTTTCTTAATCTAGCCAAAGGAGAAGAAATTCTTTCTTCTGTTTGTAAAATAGTTTGTATTTTTTTGTATTTGGCTTCTTCTATTTCAATATCCTTTTGTAACTCTTCTTTCAGTTCATCAATATATTTTTCTTTATTATTTTTAATATCTTCAATTAGTTTTTGTGTTTCAGCAATATCTAACTTACCTTTGAAAGAGGATAAAGTTCTAAAGGAATCAGAAAGTTTTTCGATTTTTCTAGCAACCAAAGAATCTAAATCATCTTCTAATTCTTTTAGTTCTTTAATTCTATCTGAATAATACTCTCTGTTTGTTTTATTAGTGGAAATTGTTTTTCGTAATTGTTTAATTATTTTTCTGACCTTTTCAAATCTATATGTATCTTTAGGAATTTCTCCCATCAAAAACCTTTGAGTATCTTGAAGTTCTCTTTTTCTTTGAGCAGGGTCTTTTTTAGTTGCAGGTTGCCTTCTGTGTCTTTGAATATGCGCTTGTTCTAAAACATCAACAATGTCATATTTTTTCAAAAACTTCTTACTAAGAATCCTATCATATTCTTTTTGAATATCATCAACAAATATGGCCTTTCTCATATCATCAGTTACTTTTCTTTCTTTTCTATTATATTTTATGGGTATTAGAACATTTTTATATTTATTTTCATCTCTTAATAGTTTTTTATATTTATTAACAAGATAACCTTTATTTTCCTTTAGGTTAGTTAATAACCCAATAACTTCGTTTGATTCAGACCTATTATTACCAAATACTTGATATTCTGCCAGCCTCTTAACTTTTAATTCTTCATCTTTAATTTCAAGGTTAATTTTTTCAATTAAGTTATTTAATTCAGGAATCCAGCCCTTTGCTTGCTTTAGAGAATCATAAGCCTCATTTAACTGTTTTTTTCTTTTTAATATATCACTTTCTTTAGCCGCTTCTAGTTTCTTTTGGCGAGCAGATGTTCTTCCAACAGTTGAACCTAAATCAGCCTGTTCTTCAGCAATACCTTCTTCTAATTGAGTTTCTTCTTTTCCTCTCTTTTTGGACGCTTTTAATTCTTCTCGGAGTTCTTTAATTTTTTCTTTTACTTCAACATTTTTAATAGGTAATTTATACCTTTCCACACTATCTTCTGATATACCTTCTAGTTCGGCAACTAGCCTAATCATAGTATCGTATTGTCTTTGAGTTGCTTCTCTATACGCTGCCCTATTTTCCTCTTCTTTTTCTGCTTTAGCGATAAGTCGTCTGTATTCAACAATATTAGAAGAATTCATATTGGACATCAATGAATATTTAATTATAGTTATGTCTGCATCAGAATTAACTAATTCTAATGTTGAATCATCTAAATTAGCCTTCAAAAGCGCACTTTTGATAGATTTATCTTTAGATAAGTCAAATAACATTCAATCACCTCAGAATGGAATATTTTCTTTCTTTCCTCTTCTTTTAGGTGGAAGAGTCACTACATCAGGAATATCAGCACTACTTGGAGATTTCTTAACTGATGTATCAGCAGGAACCCCAACGCTAAAATCCTTTGTTGGCCTTAATCTTGCATTTTCGCTTGCATTTATGGCTTTTACTTGAGCCAATTCCTTTTTCAATCTAATTTCTTTTTGTCGGTTATCTTCTGTCATAATATCACCTTAAAACTTTGGAGTCTTTACATTTATCGTTCCTTGTGTTTTGATTAATACTTTAATAAGTTCTTCTTTGGATAATTCTTCTATTTTTTCAATAAAAGCATCTATTAATTGTTCTCTTGTTGATTCTGCTAAACTATTTTCGTAGTCCTCATCAACATAGTCTAATGAATCTCCACCATAAACAATATTTTCTTTTACCTTTGAAGGGTCTTTTCCGCCCACCATTGGGATTTTACGCTTTCTTCTTTCAGGTTTTCTTGTAGGTCTTTCTCCCTGTAATGCTTCTATTTTAAGTTTTAATATATTAGTCCAAGACATTAACCAACCCTCCTTTCAGTTCTTCTATCAACATTTTGATTTCCGGCATCTAACGGTAATCCTGTTAGTCGCTTATCCGGCCCTTGATTCATAGAAGGCTTATTTCTAGTTGCCGGTGGATTTTCCTGTGGCTTGCCTCCCTGTAATGCCTGTTCTTGCATTTGGCCTAATTGACTTTGGTCTATGTTAGTACCAGCATAAGGGTCTGTTTCGGCTTTTTCGCCTTCTTCTTTTTGTTCTTCTTCTTTTGGTTCCGGCTTAGTAAAGGTAAAGTTTCCATCTTCGTCCATATCAATTTCAAATCCAAGATTTTTTGTGGATGCAGCAATATTAACTTCGATTTCTCTTTTACGAAGTACAGCGATTTCATCCTCTTCTTCGCTTGGAGGAAGTTTCAAATCCCAATCAGTGATTCCAAATTGCTTTATTAGGAACGGGAAAACATAATTATTGTAAATAGTCTGTGCCTTCTGTACGGCTCTATTTGTTACAAGGATTTGCATACCTTCATTATTTAATCCACCGCTTGTAGTGTTATCAGCCATGAATACTTTACTAACACCATAGAATGCTGATATTCTATCTCGCAAATCATCCTTTACAGATATGTAATCCATTTCTTTTAGACTATCCATAAACTTAATCCATTCAACCCCACCTTTGCCTCCTTCGGCTTCTATTCCCATAACAGGAATAAAGTGTGGGTCTGCCTCCATTTTTTCTTTTACGCCTCTCCAAAAAGAACGCATTGAATCCATATTTCTTGTTTGTACGGCCAATAGACCTCTTGGCATTCTGCTCTTGGTATATGCTGAATTAACATAGTTCTCCATAGCAATTAATGTCATTAGAGCATTAAATAAAGTGATTACAGGAGATTGCCCATACAACCTTGAAGGACTGTATTTACTGAAATGTAACACTTCTCCTTCTAAAAAGTATTGGTCTTTTCCATTTGCTCTATTTACATAGTGAACAGGGTATAATTTACTCCCGCATATATCACACTTTTCATGTGGTTCAGTATGAATCATATCTCTATGATTTACACAAGTGAATCCTTTAGTTCCCCTTTGTCCTAATTCATCAGTATAGATGAACATAGTTACAGGGTCGCCACGATATAATTCTTTTATTCTGTGCATACGGATTTTTTGATTACCGTCAATAAAGTATTCCTTGACAAGAACAATATAAGCATCATCCATAATATTCAAATCATCTTCTAATTCCTGCAAAACATCAATAAATAATTGCTCTGATTTATTTACATATCCTTCAATAAACTTCTCAGCATATTCTAATTGTTTAACATCAGGTTTCTTCAAATCAGTGCTACCACACCGAGAACATTCTTGAACAGGTCTTTTGTGTTCTTTGCCGCAATTATTACATCTTGCTTCGTATGCTTTTTCCCAAACATAGCCTCTTCTAAAGACTTCTTGTTTTAATTGAGTGGTACAGGTTCTTCCAATTATAGATTGATTCATTATAGAATAGAGAAGTGGGCCTGTCATCATATGACGATTTTCTCTTTCTTGAATACCCATATTATATACGGTTCTATCCGCAGGTTTAGGGGTTTGTCGCCTAAACAAGTTAGTAAAAGAAAATCTTCTCTTTTTCTCAACCATGCAATACACCCCTTAGTTTAGTCCTATGTTACCCTTGCCTATGAACGCTTCGGTCACGGTTGCCCGCTATCTTCAATATCATATCTTTCGTTACTTGAACGCCTCATTTCTTCTAATATTCCTTTCAATGCTTTGCGTCTTGTTTCAGGTCTTTCAAAACCACGCTTCAAATAATAAATAACCATCTGTTTATTGATATTTGATAGGTTACTAAACTTGACATATCTTTTCCTATCTCTAGGTAATTCATCCCGTAAAATGCCGTCTTTAAGTTCTGTCCAATCCATTATTCTCCCTCATAGGTTTGGGTTTTCCCGCTTTAATCCAACATTCTTTACAAAAACCAAATGGATAATTATTTTGAAAACAATAACACTTACCGCAATAAGCCTTCATATTATGTTACCATCCATGTCTATTTTTGTTCCATCAGGTCTAACTTCGTGATAACTATACGCATTAACTAACCAGCCGGTTGTTTCGCTAATCCAATTAACTAACTCATCTTCTATGGACTCTCTATCATCATCTTCTTCAATGAGTAATTCTTTTGCAGTTACAGCCATTTGTTGAGGCAGGTCTAATTCATCTTGGTCGTATTCATCAGTTTCATAATCAACTTCAGTAATTACAAAAGTCCTTTCTTGTTGCTTCACTATTGCACCTCCAAT